TAAAGCAGTTAATTAGCAAAGCAAAACGAGGTAAATAAGATTTTTGTTTTGGCAGCATTGATTTCATGTATTCGTTTTCATCGTCTGAATTTTGAATGTCTGTATATTCATTAAAAACTCTAATCCACTCTTTTTTACTTTCTGCAGGTATAACCGCTACTTTTGGCTTTACATCCCCATCATCGTCAAACTCTACAACCTTATGTTTTATCGTTTCATAAAACGAAATAATATTATCATTATACCATTGTATAGTATCGTAGTTCATTTCCTTGTCGTTCCATTTTTCAATCTCTAAATCAGGATACGATAAAAGCATTCTATCAATAAATCCGTTGTCCTTATTGTCCTCTGTATAAAATGAATTTAATATACTTGGTTGAATACCACCTAAAACAGAAACAAGAGGTTTATCTACAAATGAACTTCGAGAGGTTTTACGATTTAACGATATTGCCTTCCCGCTCCAAGTAGATAGCCAAAACTCTAAATCTGAACCCTCACGATATTTATTCATATCCTTAAACCATCCAGCAAGTTCATCTTTAAAAACTCCGATACTATTTTTATTCTCTTGATGAAGTTCCACAAGTGCTTCAATAGTAATGTCGTTTGCTATAAATTGCGTTTTTGTCGGCTTATGTATTTCTTCGTGTTCCTTTTTTTCTTTTGCTGAAAGGTTGTTATAATACTCAAACTTTTCATTTTGCTTAATGTAGTTTTTTATTTCTTTGTTGTTAGCCGAAAGCAAAGGTTTTATAATATTATGTATCGATGGCGTTTTACCTAATCCTGCCTTACCTACAACCGCAAGCCAAATTGTAGCTGTTTCAGTCCATCCTTTTTTAACTTCAATTTGTATCGAGTTTCCAACAATAACCGATATAAGCCATAGCATAGAGCATCCCATGTAATCAATCGAACTATCTAGAGTTTCGTTACATTCTAAAATATAGCTTTGTATTGGTTTAGGAAAAATATCAATCGGAAAAACAAGGTCGTTTTTATTAATAACTGGTAACTCCCTTTTTTCAATTTCCTTTTCCTTTTTTACAACTCTAGTTCCAAAACCATCTTTATAAATTTGTGCTGCAGCTTGTGAAAAATTACCGTTATGAAATTTATAAGTATAAGCAATAAAAGGCGTTATTAATTTTTCGTGGGGATAAATTGTTCCTGTACTAAACAAGTACATGCAACCGTTACTTTTAAATATACTTCCGCTTGTTGGATTTTCAGACCCGACACGCTTAACAATATATTTATCATTTAGTTGCCGAACTACTTTAACATCATCCGATACAATATCAAAAATTGATACTTTGTTATTATAGTCATCCCATGGCTTAATAATAGCATCATCAAAAGTCTTTTCTTTTAACTTTGGATGTTCTATTTCAACATCATCTACATAATTAAAAGTTTTGGAAATATGCCAAATAATATCCCTATCACGCTCTGATATTTCTTTTATTTCAGCATAGGAAAGTTTAGATATTTTGTTTTCGTAGATAACAACCATCCCATACTTACCCCTGCTTTCAATAACCGCTTCCTTGTGGTCTTTAAGTTTTGCAATTTTTGTGTTACCGCTTATTTTTTTACAACGGTAAAGGATATGATAACCTTGATTTTTTGTTTTGTAAATAACAAACTTTTCATCGAAGTCATCAATATTGTCTTTTAAAAATGCGTGGTATTCATTCCAAAAAGCGTTTTGCTCTTGTAGTGTAGAAAACACCTTTAAGTCAAGGTCTATAACCTCAAGATTGTTATAACCCGTAACCAATCCGTATAATGGCGAGTTTAATAAATCAATCTCGTTTTTTGTACGGTGTTCGGTTTGGTATTTTTTCCACGCACCAATCGGAGTTTTATTTTCATCAACTGGTATAATTGAAAAACCACAGTCAACAAGTTTTTTTAATAGAGATTTGTTCATATTTAAAAAATTAGCCCCTAACTTTTCGGCATCCACTCCGATAGGTTAAGGGCTTTAAGGTTATAAACCTATATTCTTTAACGTAGGTGGATGTTCTACAATTACAAATATAGCAATAAATTACAAATAAACCGCCCAAGTAGCTAAAATTAATTAACTACCGAGCGGTTGTTGTATGCTAAAAAGGCAGGTCATTATGTTCGGTAGTCGGTATTATTTCCGCTGTATGCACTTCTTTTTTCTTTGCTATTTCAATTTTTCCATCAGTCCAAAAGCATTTACCGTTACCGACGTAAAAACGTGGTTTCTTTGCTTCTCGGTCATCTTTTGATTGTGAAACGTATGCTGATACGTTTTGGTCAAATTGATTACTTTCGTCATTAATGGCAAAATCAATACTTATTCCTTTTTCACCTTTGGCTTGTACTGTTTTTAAAAGCGTTTCAAGCGTTTCTACTTTAATGTAAATGTTTGATAAACTACTCATTGTAAATCGTTTTAATATAGTTTCTAATATTTGTTACCCTTTCTTGTAAATCGGCAATAACTTCTTCCGAGTATTCGATATCGTACGTTTTAATACGGTATTTTTTATCCATATTGTCGTAGTAGTGTTTTTCTTCATAAACTAATTCCTCAGGAGTGTTTAAAAGAACATAAACAAGTCTAGCCTTACGCTTCCCTGTCAAGTGCATATAAACTTGTAACTGATAAAAATAATCTTTTGTAGGTATTTCGTTCTCGAACAAAGGAAACGTAAACGCATCCCACGAACATTTAATATCTAAAACCTCATCGTCTAAAATTAAATCAGGCGTTCCACAAAAGAAATCATCTTCAAAGAACTGTTCATTTTTTAAAGCGAAAGGAATATCTAACCACTCGATTGCCTTGTCGATGGCTTCATCTTCAAGCCAAATACCTTTAGATAAAAACTTGTTATTGATTTGCTTTTTAATACCGTAAATCTCGCTAATAAGATACTCTTTAACGTATGATTTAGTAGTTTCTGAAATAGTTTCAGTCTTTACTCTTGGGTTGGTCATTACCTTACCGCTGCTACTGGCTCTTAATTTGAACATAATAGTATCTCGTTATCGTTAGACAATTCATATTTAGAACGCACTTGTTCTACGGTAAATTTACCGCTGTTAACCGCTTCTTTTACTTTTAACCAATTTGGATGGTCGGGAGTTAATTCAATTAACGTTAAATCTAATTCGTAGCTAATAACGTCTTTACGATTTAAGTCAGCACCGAACAATTTACCGAAATGGTCGGCAGCATCTTTTATAGCTATTGTTTTAGCCATCGGAAAAGCCATTGATAACGCACCGTTGTTAATGTTGCCTAAGTCGGCAGGCGAAGTTCCTTTTGCTGTTTGTAGTTGCGTTGCACCTATTCCATCGTGGTAATCCCATTCGCCTGTTATCGGGTGTAGATAATGAATGCGAACAGTTACCCAAACACCGTTAAACGATGTCCCTTGCCCTGTTATTTCAATCCTGTATCGTTTGAAGATTGTCTTTAACAAATACTCTATCCTTTCGATTGGTAGGTACTTGTAACCTTTGATAAATGGATGTTCTTTTATCCATTCTTGTTTAGGTTGTTGATTCATTAACGTAACATAAACATCGGACTTTCGTATAGAAACTTTGTCCGTATAAATGTCGTTAATTTTTGGTAGATTACTCATAACTCATTAAATTAAAAAATCCTGACTTAAATCCTATTGGTCAGAATAGGCAAAGTCAGGATAGATTATAATTTTTGTATCAATCTCTGACCAGATTGTTTTGCAAATATAGTTAATTAGATTGAATTTCCAACTGTTTAAGTGTTAAAAAATTCAACTTACTCGGTAATATTTCCCAAATAGTATGACAGTAAATAACGCTGTCTGATACCGATGGAATGCTTAGTATCGTATCTATTTGCTGTTGGCTTAACAAATACTTACGTTGACCGTTAAATACTTTTTTTTCAAACTTGTTCTTTTTGCAAAGGTATCTAATGTTCGATGGCGATACTTGATACAGCTTGCAAATTTCATCTATTGTGAAAAGTGTTGCGTGTGCTTTTTTGTTCATTTTCAGTACTATTTGTTAGAATTAGACGTATAGGTCTGATAAAGTTAGACATAGTAAGTAGTTATAAACAAGCTGCTACATTACGTTTTCAAACAGACTTGGTTGCTGATAATCTTTTTTAATTAAAATTTTTCCCACCGCACAATTAAGAATGTGAAGTCCTAACTCCGAATTAACAGCGTTTCTA